CTGTGCGTCGGCCTGCGCACGCGTAAGTCGATGGCGTTCGTACTCAATAGTCCCTGGCTGGAGATCTGTCTCGCTGGCCTGCCGCAGTTCTTCAACCTCCCGGCGCAGCTTTTCGTTCTCAATTTCAGCATCCCTTTCGGCATACCATTTTATGACGGCGGCAGAGTCATAAAGCACCTCATTACCCTTGCCACCGCCTCGCAGAACGGGCATTCCCTGTTCCTGCCAGTTCTGAATGGTACGGATACTCGAACCGAAAATGTCAGCCAGCTGCTTTTTGTTGACTTCCATTGTTCATTCCACGGACAAAAACAGAGAAAGGAAACGACAGAGGCCAAAAAGCTCGCTTTCAGCACCTGTCGTTTCCTTTCTTTTCAGGGGGTGTTTTAAATAAAAACATTAAGTTACGACGAAGAAGAACGGAAACACCTTAAACCGGAAAATTTTCATAAATAGCGAAAACCCGCGAGGTCGCCGCCCCGTAACCTGTCGGATCGCCGGAAAGGACCGCAAAATGATAATAATTATCATCTAAATGTCACAACGTGCATCTACGCCATCAAACCACGTCAAATAATCAATTATGACGCAGGTATCGTATTAATTGATCCGCATCAACTTAACGTAAAAACAACTTCAGACAATACAAATCAGCGACACTGAATACGGGGCAACCTCATGTCAACGAAGAACAGAACCCGCAGAACAACAACCCGCAACATCCGCTTTCCTAACCAAATGATTGAACAAATTAACATCGCTCTTGATCAAAAAGGGTCCGGAAATTTCTCAGCCTGGGTCATTGAAGCCTGCCGTCGGAGGCTAACGTCAGAAAAGAGAGCATATACATCAATTAAAAGTGATGAAGAATGAACATCCCGCGTTCTTCCCTCCGAACAGGACGATATTGTAAATTCACTTAATTACGAGGGCATTGCAGTAATTGAGTTGCAGTTTTACCACTTTCCTGACAGTGACAGACTGCGTGTTGGCTCTGTCACAGGTTAAGTAGTTTGAATGATTAGCAGTTATGGTGATCAGTCAACCACCAGGGAATAATCCTTCATATTATTATCGTGCTTCACCAACGCTGCCTCAATTGCCCTGAATGCTTCCAGAGACACCTTATGTTCTATACATGCAATTACAACATCAGGGTAACTCATAGAAATGGTGCTATTAAGCATATTTTTTACACGAATCAGATCCACGGAGGGATCATCAGCAGATTGTTCTTTATTCATTTTGTCGCTCCATGCGCTTGCTCTTCATCTAGCGGTTAAAATATTACTTCAAATCTTTCTGTATGAAGATTTGAGCACGTTGGCCTTACATACATCTGTCGGTTGTATTTCCCTCCAGAATGCCAGCAGGACCGCACTTTGTTACGCAACCAATACTATTAATTGAAAACATTCCTAATATTTGACATAAATCATCAACAAAACACAAAGAGGTCAGACCAGATTGAAACGATAAAAACGATAATGCAAACTACGCGCCCTCGTATCACATGGAAGGTTTTACCAATGGCTCAGGTTGCCATTTTTAAAGAAATATTCGATCAAGTGCGAAAAGATTTAAACTGTGAATTGTTTTATTCTGAACTAAAACGTCACAATGTCTCACATTATATTTACTATCTAGCCACAGATAATATTCACATTGTGTTAGAAAACGATAACACTGTGTTAATAAAAGGACTTAAAAAGGTTGTAAATGTTAAATTCTCAAGAAATACGCATCTTATAGAAACGTCCTATGATAGGTTGAAATCAAGAGAAATCACATTTCAGCAATACAGGGAAAATCTTGCTAAAGCAGGAGTTTTCCGATGGGTTACAAATATCCACGAACATAAAAGATATTACTATGCCTTTGATAATTCATTACTATTTACTGAGAGCATTCAGAACACTACACAAATCTTTCCACGCTAAATCATAACGTCCGGTTTCTTCCGTGTCAGCACCGGGGCGTTGGCATAATGCAATACGTGTACGCGCTAAACCCTGTGTGCATCGTTATTAATTATTCCCGGACACTCCCGCAGAGGAGTTTCCCTGTCAGGGCTGCGGACATAGTTAATCCGGGAATACAGTGACGATCCTTCGCATCTGACATACATTAATAAATATTAACAATATGAGATTTCAACTCATTGTTTAGGGTTTGTTTAATTTTCTACACATACGATTCTGCGAACTTTAAAAAGCATCGGGAATAACACCATGAAAAAAATGCTACTCGCTACTGCGCTGGCCCTGCTTATTACAGGATGTGCCCAACAGACGTTTACTGTTCAAAACAAACCGGCAGCAGTAACACCAAAGGAAACCATCACCCACCATTTCTTCGTCTCTGGAATTGGGCAGAAGAAAACTGTCGATGCAGCCAAAATTTGTGGCGGCGCAGAAAATGTTGTTAAAACAGAAACCCAGCAAACATTCGTAAATGGATTGCTCGGTTTTATTACTTTAGGCATTTATACTCCGCTGGAAGCGCGTGTGTATTGCTCACAATAATTGCATGAGTTGCCCATCGATATGGGCAACTCTATCTGCACTGCTCATTAATATACTTCTGGGTTCCTTCCAGTTGTTTTTGCATAGTGATCAGCCTCTCTCTGAGGGTGAAATAATCCCGTTCAGCGGTGTCTGCCAGTCGGGGGGAGGCTGCATTATCCACGCCGGAGGCGGTGGTGGCTTCACGCACTGACTGACAGACTGCTTTGATGTGCAACCGACGACGACCAGCGGCAACATCATCACGCAGAGCATCATTTTCAGCTTTAGCATCAGCTAACTCCTTCGTGTATTTTGCATCGAGCGCAGCAACATCACGCTGACGCATCTGCATGTCAGTAATTGCCGCGTTCGCCAGCTTCAGTTCTCTGGCATTTTTGTCGCGCTGGGCCTTGTAGGTAATGGCGTTATCACGGTAATGATTAACAGCCCAAGACAGGCAGACGATGATGCAAATAACCAGAGCGGAGATAATCGCGGTTACTCTGCTCATACCTCAATCTCTCTGACCGTTCCGCCAGCTTCTTTGAATTTTGCAATCAGGCTGTCAGCCTTATGCTCGAACTGACCATAACCAGCGCCCGGCAGTGAAGCCCAGATATTGCTGCAACGGTCAATTGCCTGACGAATATCACCGCGATCAATCATCGGTAAAGCGCCACGTTCTTTAATCTGCTGCAATGCCACTGCGTCCTGGCTTTTGGGGGAGAAGTCTTTCAGGCCAAGCTGCTTACGGTAAGCATCCCACCAGCGTGAAAGAAGCTGATAACGTCCGGCTGCTGTTGATTTGAGTTTGGGGTTTAGCGTGACAAGTTTGCGAGGGTGATCGGAGTAATCAGTAAATAGCTCTCCGCCTACAATGACGTCATAACCATGATTTCTGGTTTTCTGCCGTCCGTTATCCGTTCCTTCTGACCATGCCACCATATCGAGGAAAGCTTTACGCTGAGGATTAAGATTTTGCATTTTTCACCCCTGTCAGTCGTTCCCAGAAGTATGTCAGTGCAACCGAACCCATCGCACCACTAATCCCCGCTGTCGCGAGAATCATGTAAATACTGAATCCACTTTCGATACTGATCAGGCCACCAATAACACCGGTGAATCCCGACACCACTATCTGAGCCAAAGCATTTATCCAGCTCCACGTTGCTTTACTCTGCTTCACATCTATCAGGTAGCGGACCAGACCGCCCCAACCTGCGATGATCAGCAAAACGAGCCAGAACGCTCCGGCAAGGCTCTCTTTTTCGTGCATATGAATAGCCAATGTTTCGCCGCCGACAAAAGGCCGGGACGTTAAATGTCAGAAATCAGGCTCACGGGGTAATTTAACGACAAAGCACGGAGTTGATGCTCCCCGCAAGCCTGGAATAAAAAAGCCAGCATGTAGCTGGCAACAGAGGGTTAAGCAATATCAACTCAACAGCTGAAGACACCCTGGCTGGGGTACGTTGGAAGGATACTCACCGCCCAGAAACAGAAAAGCCCAAGGCTTTAAACCTCGGGCTTGAATTTGGATTACGGCCAGTGCGTACAACATTGGCAAAATATCAGATTTACATAAAATATATGATTTTTAATCCAGTTTTGCAATATCTTGCTGTGAAAATGTGGTCTTTTGTTTTGAACGTGTTTTCGTTAAAAGCAATAAAGCTTGGCTATCAAGCTGTAGAAAAATGTGCTTCATTGCAACCCAGCGTTCAGTAAATGTCTCAGACCAGTTTTTTGATGTCACTCCCACCAGTGATGCCAACTCCTGGTATTCATAGGTCTTACGCCCTGCCAGCTCGTTCTTCACATCCTGTGCCGCCAGCCAGATCAACTTCTTCAAACGTTCCAGTGTCTTACCTGCAATTTTCCTGGTACCCAACAGAGTCTTAAACTCGCTCCATGCCCACTGCGTTATGGTGACCTGATGTTCCCAGCGAACACTTTCGCTGTAACTCCACAGCAACCACGCTTTCTGATGTTCTTCGAGAGACAGAACCGCGCGGCGCCATGATGATGTTGAGAACTCGATCGGACTGACCAGGGCAATGGATGAGCCTTTCGCCCGTGACTGCTTACCGGGTATCGGCGGATTATCCAGCGTTATTAACCTGCCGGTCACTTCATCCAGAATGCGCGGTTTCTTTCGTTTGTATGTATGCTTGCCGACATGGGACTTGTTCAATGACACCTCAGCAAGAAAACGCCCTTCGCAGTATTGCCCGTCAGGCTAATTATGAAATCAAAAAAGCCAGACAGCAGTTTCCGGATAAAAACGTCGATGACATTTGCCGTAGCGTACTGAAGAAGCACCGCGAAACGGTAACGCTGATGGGATTCACACCGACTCACTTAAGTCTGGCAATCGGTATGTTAAACGGCGTCTTTAAGGAACGGTGAACATGAAAAGCAAAATCATCAGGGAGCTACAGGCTCCTTTTTTATTATTCGCATTCACCCTCAAGCGTATTAACCAACAATTCAGGGATTAATGAAAGATGGCAGACATCATTGATTCAGCATCAGAAATTGAAGAATTACAGCGCAACACAGCAATAAAAATGCGCCGCCTGAACCACCAGGCTATATCTGCCACTCATTGTTGTGAGTGTGGCGATCCGATAGATGAACGAAGACGCCTGGCCGTTCAGGGTTGTCGGACTTGTGCAAGTTGCCAGGAGGAGATCGAACTTAAGAACAAACAATGGGGACTGTGATGGCCTCAAAGCAGCAAATTTCAACATCGTCCAATTGAGGTGTAAAAATGTTCAGAATCATTTTTCCTAACACCTGGTACGTCGATCACCACGGCACTCCCTGCAAAATCCTGCGTTCTACCCACAACAAAGTTCACTACATCCGAAAAGGCAGAACATGTATCGCCAGCATGTTCCGCTTTAATCATGACTTTGAACCTGTGAATAAAGCTGATGCAGATCGGATAGCAGAAGAGATCGAAACGGCAGAACACATTAAGAAGTTACGTGCCATACGCAGGAAATAGAAAAATTGATAAATTCAATACTGCATTTCTCAGCATTAAATTTATCTCTATGACCAGTCAAGAGATGTACCTGCCATAAGCTTAATATCATGTCAGATATATCGGTCACAAACTCCCTCAGCAGCTAAGAGGAGGACAAATGTCTCGACTAATCACTTTACAGGACTGGGCTAAAGAAGAATTTGGGGACTTAGCACCAAGTGAGCGAGTTCTGAAAAAATACGCGCAAGGGAAAATGATGGCCCCACCCGCTATAAAAGTTGGTCGCTACTGGATGATTGACCGAAATTCCCGTTTTGTAGGAACGCTTGCAGAACCGCAACTCCCAATCAACGCAAACCCAAAACTCCAACGGATAATCGCTGATGGCTGCTAGACCCCGATCTCACAAAATCTCTATACCCAATTTATATTGCAAATTAGATAAGCGAACCGGAAAGGTATATTGGCAATACAAACATCCACTATCCGGTCGTTTTCATAGTTTAGGAACTGATGAGAATGAAGCAAAACAGGTTGCTACTGAAGCAAATACCATTATTGCTGAACAACGTACCCGACAAATATTAAGCGTCAATGAGCGTCTGGAAAGAATGAAAGGCAGGCGCTCAGACATTACGGTGACAGAATGGCTTGATAAATATATTTCTATCCAGGAGGACAGGCTGCAACATAATGAACTAAGACCCAACTCCTATCGGCAAAAAGGCAAACCCATTCGTCTCTTCCGTGAGCATTGTGGAATGCAACACCTCAAGGATATTACCGCACTTGATATTGCCGAAATAATTGATGCTGTAAAGGCTGAAGGTCATAACAGGATGGCGCAAGTCGTGAGAATGGTGTTGATCGACGTCTTCAAAGAAGCACAACACGCAGGACATGTTCCGCCAGGATTTAACCCAGCGCAGGCAACAAAACAACCGCGAAATCGAGTAAACCGCCAAAGATTATCACTGTCCGAATGGCAGGCAATATTTGACAGCGTAAGCAGACGGCAGCCCTATTTAAAATGCGGGATGCTACTTGCTCTTGTCACTGGACAACGTTTAGGCGATATCTGCAATTTGAAATTCTCTGATATCTGGGACGACATGTTGCACATTACTCAGGAAAAAACCGGTTCAAAACTTGCTATTCCGCTTAACCTGAAATGCGATGCTCTGAATATTACCCTTCGTGAAGTTATATCTCAGTGCAGGGATGCTGTTGTTAGTAAATATCTGGTCCATTACCGTCACACTACCTCTCAAGCAAACAGAGGAGACCAGGTGTCTGCAAATACTCTTACAACGGCTTTTAAAAAGGCCAGGGAAAAATGTGGCATAAAATGGGAGCAAGGAACTGCGCCCACATTTCATGAGCAGCGATCTCTGTCAGAACGGTTATATCGGGAACAGGGTCTGGATACGCAAAAGTTGTTAGGTCATAAATCCAGAAAAATGACCGACCGATACAATGATGATCGTGGTAAAGACTGGATTATCGTAGATATCAAAACAGCATAG